TTATTTGTTTTCGGAATTACATTCCGGCAAACCGGTAATACTGGTTAGCAGTGATAATATTCCGGCCAGCATGGATGTGGAAATTACTAATTTCGTATCTATCTGCCCAAGTACAGTTACGGTTCCAATTGTTGCTATGGCGGTCTGCGCGACAGTCTTTATTGCCCTGATACCGGCACATTTAGCCCATTTTTTCCAATCTTTTGCTTTCATGTTACCATCCTTTCTTTTCAGGGCTGATTAATCCGTTTATCATTAGAGCGATTCGATTATTATCCATACAGTTCAGCAATTCGTGATACGCCTACGTAAATTTCGGAAATTTTATACCATGTAGTATAATCGACTGTTCCGGTCTGTGGCAGTCCGAATACTTTCTGGAATGTACGGACTGATTCTGCAGTTGCAGGTCCGTAAATCCCGTCAGCAGTAATTTTCGGAATAGCAGGATAAGCACCTGCTATGACATTTAATTGTTCCTGCATCTGCAAAACCTTATTGCCGGAAGAACCAATTTCCAGAGTATAGCCAGGCCAGGAGGATGGGATGCCGGAGATGGCTTCGGCGGTGTTAATGTACATGTCGTCACCGTAGTAGTAACGGAGAATTTCGATAGGGGAATAGCCCTGGTCGCCTAAGGATTTGGATCCCCATTGGGTCAACCAAATTGTCATAACCTATAAAGTACCCGCAAGCCAAGTAAAATCAAGGGTTTGCGGGTATTTTACCTGTATAAGAAAAAGTAGATTTTGAGAGAATCGTTCTTGCGATCATAGATAATCTTGTCGATGATCTGCTTCAGGGCTTCGTTCTTTTGCACGTATGTATAATTGTTGGAGATGAGAATATCATACACACTCCGGACCTTCTGCAGCATAGCATCCGCCGGATCCTGATCAGATTTATGCGCTGCCTTTTTCAAATCCTTTAATTGTTGTTCTAAGGATTCACGTTCTTTCTGAATGATAGCTTTATTCGTTTTATATTCTTCCAGTGTATCAATCCCTTCCCGGTAGGAAGCTTTTATTCGTTCCTCTTTGCCGGTTAAACTTTCCAATTGTTCTGTTATAGCCTTGCGCTCATCAAACTGATCTGTCGGCTGATATTCACGCAATTCATAGACAATATCTTTGGTATCCAATATTTCTTTGATACAGGCCAGAACTTCCTTTTCAAGGACCAGTGAGCTGATGCCGTTCGGTTTTTTGCATTTTCCTTTGCTATATCCGTAGCAGGAGAAGTAAGAATATTTTTCCCCATTGACTCGTTTCATAGTGGTTGAGGTTAGGGTGCGTCCGCAATCCGGGCATTTCAGCAGTCCAGAGAGCCAGTGCTTATAAGTGGAAGAGGGACGCTTGCCAACCGGCTTGTAGGTGGCTTTAAATCGTTTCTGCGCTGATTCAAAGAGTTCTTTTGATATGATAGCCGGCTGTTGCCCTTCTGTAACAATCCATTCGTCCTTATCTTTGATACGATTGGTGCTGTTCTCTGTCCGGTTCCACCGGATCATGCCACAATAGGAAGGATTCTGGATGATATATTCGACAGATCTTCGCTCAAATGACTTTCCGTGCGAAGTCTTGAGTCCTAAAGAATTTAGGTATCTGGCAATGTCGAAGAAGCTCATACTTTCATTTGTGTATTTTTCGAATATAGTACGAACAATCTTTGCTTCTTCCGGAACAATCACCGGCGGCTTGCCATGCTCCACAACCTTGTAGCCAAGCGGCGGACGTGCCTGGTATGCTCCGCGGAGTGCATTTTCTTTCATACCTCGATACACTTCGCCAGATAACCGGATAGAGTAGTATTCGTCCATCCATTCGATGATACGCTCGATCAGGCTGCCAAATGGATCATCGGAGAGTGGTTCAGATACACTCACGACATCTACATTGTGTTGTTTCTTTAGCAGAGACTTGTAAACAATGCTTTCTTCCTGATTCCGGGCGAACCTGGAAAACTTCCATACCAGGATCTGATCAACCGGATGATCATCACCTTTGGCCAGTCCGATCATCTCCTGGAAGCCGGGACGCTTGTTGGCTTTTCTTCCGGAAATACCAAGGTCCGTGAAGATCTTCAGGATTACAATATTGTTCCTGGCTGCATAGTCCCGGAGGAGGTGCTCCTGGGAGTCCGGGGAGATCTCTTCCTGATCATGAGTGGATACCCGGATGTAGCCGTATGCATATTTTACGCTCATTGTATCACCTTCCTGTAATTATATGTGCGACGTCGCACAAAAATGGGTACAAAAAATAACACCTATGCAGGTGCCAGGGAAATGTGATATAATACTCTTGTTCAGGGAATGTTATATCGTGCCTTGGCACTGTATAGTATTCAATAGATCCGCCTCTGTTGTCAGCAGGGGCGTTTCTTTTTTTATTTCAGCAGATCTGCAATACAAATCTTAAGATCACCATAAATCGTAACAGTAACTTCATCGTCAAAGGAATATTGAGTAGAATCCTCTGTTCCTTCGAAAGAGTACACCTGTATGGTCTGTTTCAGCGGATTTACGATCCAGTATTCACGAACACCGGCAGTGCGGTATTTGAACAGCTTTGTCAGGTAATCCATGCGCTGACTGCTCGGTGAGACAATCTCGATGATAAAATCGGGAGCACCATTGCATCCTTTGTCATTGATCTTTGATGGATCACAAATTACAGAGATGTCAGGCTCCACGTAATTGTAATCATCCTGATTCAAGAAAACTGCAAACGGAGCAGGTAAAACCTCGCAAGGACCGCCCTTTGATTTGATGTAATTCCTCAATGTGGAAGAAAGTTCCATTACAAGTCGTTGGTGCTGGTAGCTTGGCGGTGCCATATCATAGATCTGTCCGTCAATGAGTTCTGCACGTTTTCCTTCCGGAAGAGCATAGATATCTTCGATGGTATAATGGTCATCTTTTAATAATGGCATGTGATCACGTCCTTTCGTAGAGTATAGTTATTTTTGATGATTTTTCTTATTGTTGTATACAGAAATATCGGATATAATACAGAAAAGGAGGTAGTGCTATGAAAAAACAATTTCTTAAAATTATAGATTTTTTGATCTTTATTTTTTCTTTTTTACTTCTTTTAAGTACTTACTTTAAATTACTATCGATTACTTTTTCTAATAATGAAGATAATTTTATTGTGTTGCTTTGGATAGTGGGCATTTGTCTTGCAAGTAAATTTACTCGTCCTCTATATCAGGAGATTCTTGCACTTCGGTTGCCAGTGGAACGTTGGCTGCAGATGCATCATCTAAAATGATTGGTTCAACTTCCAGAGTAGTACAACCAGTAAGTAACGCATCAACAGGATTTTTTAAAGATTCTGGATTTATTCCGGAATCTTTAATTTTTTGCAAAAGATCAGCTTTCTTTTCAAGCACCTCTAATTCAGCTTTTTCAGCTTCTGCATGTTTGATACGGTAATCATCTTTAGCCGAAAAAATGCTTTTTACAATATCAATTGCTCCAGGTACTTTAAATGAGAGAGCGCTGCCGCCGCCTAAGAATACAAGTATAGCAAAAATGAATTGCCAGTTATCTACTAAAAGATTTTTTACATTAACAAGAGAGAATACAATATCTCCAGGAGAATTTAAAGATACTTGAGTCGATATGCATTCCTCTGAAGCAATAGAAGTCAATAATTCGGTAGTTCCGTATAGAACGTTATTGATTGAGCGTGGACCGATAGGTGTTTGCTTTCGAACATTAAGAACGAAAGACATATCATTGCCAAACATATAATAATTATACAAAGCATTGAGTATTTGCTTTGAGTAAGAATCTAAATTTGAAATACCATGATAATTAGAGATTGCTCTACATAACGAATAGTTTAGTTCTTCATTTTTCACTGTTCGAAGCAGAGTTATGTGTCTGCGCTTCTTATAAGGGCAGGAAACATCGTTTATATCAACATCGTGATTATCAATACGATATATAACGTTCTGCTCAAGTTCTAGAGTTTTTGAATCATCTTCATAGTATTCACCAGCAAGTGCAAAAGTAATATAGCTACTTTTAGCACTTGGGATTACGAGAATATCATTAGTTTTGATTTCGTAAATAAAAGAATGACATTTATTAATAACGGTTGAAGGGCGATGAATTTCTTTAAATGTCATTAGTATATCATCTTTTAATGAATCTTTATTTGATTCCGAAAAATCTGTTTCTTGCGAAATGTTATTCCAAGCCAAGGCAACAAAACGCTTTGAAAGAAATTCATTATAAAAATAGCCTTTTTTGGTGCGAATCATCCAAAAATGTGTGGTGGGTGGAATGATCGGAACGCTAAAATTTTCAATTGCGTCAAGCAACGCCAATTGATCTGTATAGGTCATACTTTATCTCTCCTTGCAACTTATTTATGATTTCCCTGGTGTTTGGTAGACACCGGGGAATTTTTTATTTTATTGTGCTAAATCTAATTCGAACGGTGCAAAGTCTATATCGTAATTATCGCTGCTGCCCTCCATGTGCAATTTGAATTGAGCCGGATCTAATTTTCCGAAACAAATTACACCGGATGTTGATGCCCCAGGCAAAATGTCTGACGAAAGATCTTCGTATTGTTCATAGGCATTTCCGTATGTTTGGTCATATTGCTGATCATTCTGGATTGCAATGGCTGAAGAACTCCATAAACTAAATTTGTCAGAACTATTGTTTGTTGCAGTAACATAAACTCTAGTTTCTTCTTCTGCGAATTCAACCTTTGTTACGGAAACAGAAATTCCATTTTGTTCAGATACTTTGTCAGTAAACTCCCATGTTGTGTTAGCTTTACCGAATGATTCGGTATAAGAAGTTTTTTCGACAGAGTTAGCTTCGAGATAAGCCCAGCTGGAATCAACCCCCATAACAGTTTGCCCATCGTATGATCCGTCAATCTTGGCATCGACACTAATATAATCATCTTCATTTATCTTGTCTTTTACCAATTTTTTTGGTACTTCAAGTAATACGCTATTATTATAATCAAGATCTATATATACCTGATAACCATATTTTTCATCGTCTTTGTCAATAGAAGAAACGCGTCCGTAGAATTTAATATATTTTCCTTTGTAATCATCGGGGTTACTTGCTACGGCTTCAATATCATCGACATATTCTTTTTTCTCGCTTTCAGTTGTTTCTTTTTTGTTACCAGACTCTGAGTTACCAGAATCATTAGAGTTTCCTGAACCAAATAAGATGCCAATTCCGATAAACAATACTACAACAACAATTATTGCTATGAGACAACCGTGTTTTTTCTTTTTAGGCTGAGGACTCTGTTTGCTGCCTTGATAAGAAAATGTGTTGTCGTTAGATGGTGACGATACTTTTTCTTCATTAGGAAGTTCAGTACCGCAATTACCACAGAATTTTTGACCGTCTGGGTTTGGAGTGTTACATTTTGGACAATTCATAACTCATTCCTCTTTTCTTTAGTTTTTTGCGTATTCAATCAAATATCTCCGCCATACAAATACTATCGTATCAAGAGGGCAGTGTATTTATGGTTAGAGATACTGGATGAATTACATATATCTCTTTACAACTTCTATTAAACGGTTTTTGTATTTGTACAAATCGTTTAAAGAGTCGATATAAATACGTTCGAATTTTTTATTAGCATCCGGGATGAGAAGCTGTTTATTTCTTGCATCAAGATTGAGGCGACAAATCGGTTTTCTATTATTGTCTTTATACAGAATTCCAAAATAACTTTCGGTATCACGGTGAACTATATCTTCAACGGGTACGATACCAGCAAGAAGTCCGCGAATAATGTAGAAACTTTCAATTTCATCTTCCGTTGTAACAATCTTTGATGCGGGTTCTTTAATCTCTGGTTCTGATTCTTCATCTTTATCATAATCGTCAGCTAATGCAGAAGAAATTTTACTATTTACTATTTCATTTACAAAAGAAGAGAAAGCTCGTTTTACCACAGGCGTAAATTTTTCAATTATTCTCTGATTCTTTTGACCATCGTATATATCCGCTAAAATAAATCGAACAAAGTCTTCTGTCGGAGATTCAAACTGTTTTGTTAAGATGTTTTTTATTTGACTGCTATATTTAAGCTCTTCGGCAGTACTAAATATTTTGTCCTTATCAAAATTATCTTTACAAAATTTTTTTAATTCATTGATGGAAGAATCTTTTAAATTTGCCATGTCTATTTCTAGAAATGGCACAAGATCCATTTTGTTTGATTCTTCTAAATCTGTATAAAAACGATATATTATGCCATTTGTAAGAATGCCAAATTTAGCAGGAGATGTCCCGAAATATCTAAAAAGTTGAGACGAATGTTTGTCGAGTTGCTCTGAGCAACTTTTGCATTCGACTAAAATATTCGGCTGTCCATTTTCAAGGATTGCATAATCAACCTTTTCGCCTTTTTTAATTCCTACATCAGCAATATACTCTGGGCAAAATTCATTTGGATTGAAAACATCATACCCAAGAAGTTGAAATAAAGGCACTACAAGAGACATTTTTGTGGATTCTTCTGTAGTGATGGTGTCTTTTAAAGACAGTATCCTTTCTGAAAATTGTTTAATTACATCATTGAACTCCATACATTTTCCTCTCTTTCATATTTTATAAATCATCACCATATAGATAGTGGTGTTCAGCTCGGTGGAACATATCGCAATGTTCCTGAATAAATTCAACACGTTTCTGATCACGAGCAATCAGCTTCTTTAATCGTCTTCGTTCCGCTTGCAATTGCTTGATGCGATCAAGATAGATTTGAGCCGGTTCTGGATCTTTGTGTGGATGATGAGCATAGTATTCAATTTCTTGTACATTACCTTTTAAAAAGTCATCATTTGTTATATGACTCATGGCATGCTCATATGCCTTAAGCTGAGATTCATAATTCAATCCGGCATTGATTAGTATCGTGTAGCTTCCGTCTTCGTTCGGAACAACCATTTCATTTCCTTTTTTACTAGGAAAGTCCATAAGAACGACATTAACATCCGGTGTCGTCAATATCACCACGTTCCTTTCGTTTAAGCGCGAGAGCCATGCTATGCAGAGCTTTTAAGTCGTCCGGATCCATATCTTTCTGGACATCAAACAGCGCTTTCAGTTCTTTGTTTTCAAATATCTCTTGTGCTACCTGTGCAGTTTCGTTGTTTGTGTAGTATTCGTTGGTATTTTTTCCAGTGCGAATATATTCGGCAGTTACACCAAATAAATCAGCTATCTTCTGTAATTTAGCATCTTTAGGATTGCTTCTACCATTTTTCCAGTCTGAAAAAGTGGATTTTGTGATTCCAGTAGCCTTTGCCACGTCAGAATCTTTCATCCCTTTGGAATCTCTTAACTTGCAATAAATTTCATACATAATACACCTCTAAATAATAAATTCTGAAATCAGTACAAAAAGTTATTGACAAGTTCTGAAATCCGCACTATAATAAAGCTACAAAGTTCGGAAATCAAAACAGAATTAAGTTTTAATTCATTTGTCAATGTATCTGGTAAATATATTGTATCTGATTTCCGAACTAAAATCAATAGAAAGTTCGGAAATGAGGTGATTATTTTTATGTATGAAAGATATGTAGAACTTCGAAATCAAAAAGGTGTATCTGACTATAGGGTAGCAAAAGATACAGGGATTCCGAAGTCTACTTTTTCTGATTGGAAATCAGGAAGGAGTAAACCGAAGATAGCAAAGCTTAAAATTTTGGCTGGATATTTCGATGTGGCTGTGGATGAATTAATTTCAGCAACAGATGAAACAGGTTCAAAAGAAGGGAGGGAGTAGAAAGTGGCTGAAAGCGTATCCGTTTTATTAGTATCAATAGCCGCAGTATTAACGGCTATCGATCAAATATCCATAGTTCTTACAACAAAGAAATTATGGAAGCAACAGCAGCAATTGCAGCAACAATTAGAGATGCTACAGAAAGAACAGTCTGAATTATAAAGCGTTTCGAATTTATAGTAGATTCCTGTTTAGATGCTTCTTGCATTTGTAAAAGAGTATCGTGGGTTTCTTTTAAAAAGGCGTCACGTTCACTTTGTTTGTTAATTTCATCAACCATTAGTTGGGCGTGCCAATTAGGATCCATGCAATATATCTCCTTTCATAAATACTCAGCGTGGCAGTGCTTGTATTTAGAGTATAGGAGGAATTTGAGGAAGATGCAATAGAAGAGAGGTGGATATTATGAAGCGATTATGCCCAGTATGTTTTACCGAGCTTCCAGAGAATGCAAATTATTGTCTGGTTTGCGGAAAGTGTATGAGAGAAAATGTGGAGCAGACCGTTCAATATATAGGTTGTTCACCAGTAACAACAGTGGTCGGAATAAATGATTGTGCGATTCATGTCAAAGATCAGAATGCAACAAGTACAAACAGTGATACATAACCTATAAAGAGGTGATGCAGTTTGAAACATATATTTATTTTAAGACTTATACGAAAAGAAGATGGAAGTCTTATTTCTGAAAGAGATATGGATACTATGGCGGAAAAAGATAAGGATGAAGCCGTGAATGAGTTAAACGGGAATTCTGTTGGATATTTAGGATACCAGAAGTAGAAAACCGCTTAGGCGGTAGAAGGGAGGACAAGCATGAAAAGAAGAGGACCAAGAACAAAATGGCAGAGAATCATCAGGGAAACAATATTTGAGGTTCTGATTGGCGCCGCAATCGGACTTGCATTTGATGCAATGTTATTTATCTGGTTGCTTGTAAGGTGAAGGAGGTGAGGACGTTGCAAGAAGAAATCAAAGAAGAGCACCCGTATAAGCCGGCAAGCTTCGGGCGCTCAAGAAATTAGTCAACTATATTATATGAGAAGAAAGGAAATTAGTCAAATGATTAAAGCAACATCACAGTCCGTTTGCAGCGGAATAACGGGATGTCAGGTAGAAGTACTGGGATCCGGAGCAGAGTTATTAAGGGAATATAGAGGCGTTACGGCGACAATGTATAGATCACTTCGTGGACATATGCCAGAAGAACTGGCAAAAGAAGTTCTGGTAAGTATTACAAAGGAAGCCATTAAACAGGCGGAGGAGAAAAGATGAAGACGCTGAAAATTACAACGGATAATAAGATCTCTATCGTCGATGTAGATTTTAAGGATTTCAGATCTATCCAGCAGGCAGTCGGCGGATATTTCGAGACTGTGAAGACAAGAAAGATGTGGGACTACTTCAAAGCTCCGGTGATTATGCTGGTTGATGAGGAAGGGTTAATCAAAGGACTTTCTTGCAATGCAGTGGCTTCTGTATTCTATGGAATCGAAGAGCATGGTTGTATGATTGCCGGCGATGTGATCTTCGACTTGGTTCTGGGAGAAGATATTATCGGATTTGGCAATCGGGATACAGAGCAGTGGATGGAAAAGATGCTGAAAGATTTTCCTGTATTGCAGAAGGAGAACAGCTATGAGTGATGGAAAGATACATATTCCGGCCAGAAGGAAACAGCCGGTAGGTGATCAGATGGTGGTCAAAGTAACACCGGAAGCATATAACGCACTGGTAGATATTTATAACGAATCAACTTTATCACTTAAGCAGATTGCAAGTCTTTTAATCGTAAAGGCTGCAGAGCAAGTGGTGTATGACAAAGAATAGTCGGAGGTAGAAATATGGCAACATTATATGAATTAACAGAGGAATACAGGCAGCTTTTGGAAATGATGGAAGATGACACCGTTGATCCGGAGGTGCTGCAGGATACATTGGAAGGCGTAGATGGTGAAATTGAAGCAAAGGCAGATAACTGCGCAAAGCTGATTCGTGAACTGAATGGTGTGACAAGTGTGATCAACGAAGAAATTGAGCGTTTAAAAGCGAGAAAAGACGTGATCTCCAACAATGCTGATAGAGTAAAAAAATATCTTGAGAAGGCAATGATCGATACCGGAAAGAGAAAATTTAAGACAGCTTTATTCGGATTTAATATTCAAAAGAATCCGGCATCAGTTGTAGTTGATCAGGAAGATAAGGGAAAACTGGTTGGCGGCGTGTATGGTCCTCAGATGGATTACTATGATGAGAGTTGTATATTGCCGTCTGGAGAAAATCTGGAACCGGAGCTGGTATCCAACAATTCTCTCAAGATCCGAAGCGGAATGATGTGCCATCATGGGAATGTGTCATCTGTAAAAATCGGAACTTATGATGAGGTGGAACTTACAAATGGATCGCAGGGAATGAAGAGGATAGATCTGATTGTTAATCGGTATACAAGAAACGAAGAGGATAACACAGAAAAAAATGAATGGGTTGTAATTATGGGAACCCCTGCAGAGAGCAATCCGGTAGTTCCGGAGTATACGCAAGGAAATTTACAAAAAGGAGATCTTGTAGATGATTGCCCGGTATTCGAAGTACATTTTGATGGAATTAATATTACGGAAGTAACGAAGATGCTGGAGATTGCTCAGACAAATAAGGATTTGTCCAATAAAGTTGCTAAATTAAATAAAAATATAACATCCGTAAAATCAGTCAATAAGAATATAACTAAAATGATAGCCGGATCAAAAGTTGTAACCGCAAAAGCCAGCACATCTGTACAGGTATTGTCTAATTCTGAGATAAATAATGCGCTTGGCGTAACTAACTCTTCTAATGCAAACACAGTGGTATTAATGACTAACGGCGATGGTCTTGCTCAAAAAGTGCATGTAGAAGGCAGTACCTACTTAGACGGCGCATGGCATGCAACGTTTAATCAGAATGCTTCTAGTGGTAGCATTAGAATAAATTATGTAATATTCTATTTCGGAAAATAAGGATTATAATTCTGCGACAATGAAGCCAAGTTTGTGATAACGTCCAATATATGCAGTAGCTGTATTCGCTTGTGCTGACAGTCTTATCTCAATCGTGTTTTCGCCCTCCGGAAGAGTTATAATGTTGCTGTCAAATACCGGCACATAGCTTGTGGATGATGTTATTCCGGAACAACTATCTTTGCCGTTGACATAGACGCTCAGCCTTGCTGTCAAAGTTGTTACTTTGACAGCACCCCAGCACATTAGGATACATTTTCTGCCATGCCCTGTCGCCTTGATGCTATTAAGTGTCAGGGATGTTTTTGTACTTTTTTCGGCATCCAGATAAGTGGTATATGCGTAGGCATACTTACCAGTCATTTTTTGGCTAATTTCAGCAAGCTTATTGGACAAATCCTTATTTTACACAGAAAGGAGATATACATAATTATGAAAATTACATTCAATGATGCAACAGAGTTGATCATCCAGTCAGCGAGCACCCGGCCGGACGGGAGCCTGCTGATCAAAACAATATCAGACACTGAAGAGAATCTAAAGACAATCTTTCAGGATGGCATGAAGACCAAGAAGATGATCATAAAAGAAAGAGAATCTACGATTGGCACTTATGAGAATTACACGGAACTTGAGGGAATCATGAGATACACAGCAGGAATCCTAGGAGTTGTATTACATAAAGTTGGAAAGTCGCAGCTAGAGCGAATTGATGCACTCGAGGTAACTACGGACGACATCGTATTAATGATGGCGGATTTAATAGGAGGACAAGAATAATGAAAACTTTAAACACACTGAAAATGAAAATAATGGTAAGAGCGTTTAGAATCCGCATTGAGAATGGGGAAAAAATAGAAGACATTGCGGCTGATTATCCGGCATTAACAACCGATGACCTGGAAGCAATCAAAGAAGCGTTGAATATCAACTAAGCATTGGCAGTGTTTTCACATTTATGGTATAATTCCACTATAAATGTATGAGGAGGAAATGCTATGAGTATTGTAGAAATAGGTAAAGGAAGCGACAGAATTGAGATGCTTGGATATGATTTGCTGACAGTAATATCCGAAGGGAAAACAGAAAGTGTAGATGTAGTAATAAAACACTTAGGAGACGCTGATTTAGTACATTATTTGATTGATAAATATAAAGATTTTTTCAGCCTTGCATATGAAGGGTGTCCATATAATTTAGACGAATGGGAAAAGGTTTTTGAACAATATTCATATCTTACCTTCGGACATGATGTGAGTAGGAAAATGGGACTTTGTAATCAAGAAAAAGATGGACTGCTTGTTGTTATGAATATTATTTTGCAAGAAATATCTGAAAGAAAATACAAATAATTATTTACCAACCATCAATACGGTGGTTGGTATTTTTATTATAAAAACCGAGGTGGTTATATGGAAATCAGAGCAAGACCGTAAGGTCTTATTTTTATAATAAAAAATAAGAAAGAGTGAGGTATATGAAGAAAATGGATAAAATTTTTAATTGGATCAGCATAATGTTCGGTCTGATCGGCGGCGTTATGTCATACTGGCTCGGCGGATGGGATGTGCTTTTGAAGACAATCGTATTCCTGGCAGTAGTGGATTACATAACGGGAGTCATCAAAGGTATTTATACGAAAAAGCTGTCATCGGAAACAGGGTTCAAGGGATTACTGAAAAAGATTGTAATGTTTATTGTGATTGCAGTGTCTTTTTCCATTCAGGAATTGATTGGAAATACAATTCCGTTAAGAGAAGTTGTGATTATGTTCTATATTTGCAATGAGGCACTGAGCTTATTGGAAAATGCGGCAGTATTTGTACCAATCCCAGACAAGCTGAAAGACGTATTAATACAGTTAAGAGATAAAGATACAGAAGAGGATATAGAGGGCGAATAA